GCCGCGTATTCGCGTAGAAAGTCCTGTCGGGGCGTATCCTGAGTTTGACCGCTACGGACGCTGCGTTGCTTTTGCTAAGCGTTATGCTATGCCACTGGCTGAATTGATTTCTCAGTTCCCAGAGCATACTGACGTTTTGCTTGGTCGTGACGGATATGACCAAGACATGAATAATAGAGTTGAGATTGTTCGTTACTACGACCAGTATCAATCTATTATCTTTGTTCCAGACCGTCAGAACCTAGTTATCTCCCGTGCTAAGAATCCTATTGGCAAGATGATGGTTGTAGTCGCAAAGCGACCAACCGTTGATGGTGAGATGCGTGGACAGTTTGATGATGTACTAGGCATTCAGTTGCTTCGCAATAGATTCGCATTACTTGCGATGGAAGCAACAGAGAAGGCTGTGCAAGCACCACTGATTGTCCCTGACGATGTGAACGAGTTCCAATTCGGTGGAGACGGAGTTATCCGTACTAAGAACCCAGCAGGTGTTCGCCGAGTTGAACTACCAGTATCTGGCTCATTGTTTAATGAGCAAGCAGTTCTACAAAACGAACTGCGTACTGGAACACGCTACCCTGAATCACGTACTGGAAATATTGATGCTTCAATTATTACTGGTCAAGGCGTGCAAGCCCTTATGGGTGGATTTGACACACAAGTTAAATCAGCGCAGGCTATCTTTGCATCTACACTTAAGAGTGTAATTTCACTTTGCTTTGAAGTAGATGAGAAAATCTTTAATGAGCAAAAAGCAATTCGTGGTATTGATTCTGGTAGCCCTTATGCAATTGAGTATTTACCATCAAAGGACATTAAGGGAGACTACTCTGCTGATGTTCGTTATGGAATGCTGGCTGGTCTTAACCCAGCACAGGGACTTATTTTTATGTTGCAAGCCCTTGGTGGTAAATTAATCTCTAAGGACTTAGCACAGCGTGAATTACCATTTGGAGTTAACGTAACTCAGGAGCAAGAAAAGATTGAAGTTGAAGAAATGCGTAATGCTCTTATTTCATCTTTGAATGCTTCAGCACAAGCAATTCCACAACTTATTGCTAATGGCGGAGACCCAACTACAATCGTTAAGAAGATTGCAGAAGTTATCCGTATGCGCCAAAAGGGCACTCAGATTGAGGACGCAATCAATGAAGTGTTCGCTCCAGAATTACCACCTGCTGGGGAAGCACCTATGGTTGAGCAACCGTCCCCTGCTCCCGCCGCTCCTCCAGCAGGTGGCGCTCAACCTCCACAAGGATTACAAAGTTTACTTTCCAGCCTAACGATGGGTGGAACAGCAAACGCTTCGGCACGAACCGTAACTCAAAGATAACTAGGTAGGGGACAATGACAACACTTGCTGCTTATCAAGGAGATGGCTGGTCTGTAATCGGTTGCGATTCTAGAGCATCTGATGATAATGGTCGTCCTATGACGATTGCTACTCACAAGATTATCGAGAACAACGGATATTTAATTGCAGGTTCTGGTGCTAGTCGTGGTTCTAACATCCTTCACTTTGGATGGAAACCACCTAAGCCAACTAAGTTAGAAAACTTAGATTTGTTTATGACACAAAAGTTTATACCTGCTATGCGTAAAGTATTTATTGATGCAGGTTATGACATGAAAGAAGATGGCGATGCAGCAGCGCAGGATTCAGATTTTATTATCAGCATACATGGAGTTATTTATCCTGTCTTTGAAGATTATTCTTGGGACCGTGATATCCGTGGTATCTATTATGGTGGGAGCGGTGGCGATGTTGCTTTGGGAGTTATGGAGGCTTTACATATTGATAAAGCGAAAACTCCAGAACAAGCGGAAAAAATAATTCGCAGAGCCATTGAAGTAGCGTGCATGTGGGATATTCACACAAGTGCACCAATTATTACAAAGATTCAGTACGCAAAATGAGTGAGAGATTCAGGGAGAAAATAGAGCAAGCATTAAAAGTTCTAATAGAGGAAGACCCTGATGGGTCTAACTTTATCTGCGCTAACTGGTTAATAATTACAGAATGGGCAGACTATGATGGAACTCGTTACTTGCATACGGAAGTGTCAGAAGCAATGACACCCTGGAATGCCGAAGGCATGATGCGTCTGGCTAAGGAATACAATAAAGATTCCTTTGGCCAACCAGCAGAAGTTGAAGATGAATTGGAAGACGAAGGAGATGAATAATGGCAGTACAAGGTGGATACCGTGCACCGTCTAACCCAGCACCAGTTTCAGGCCCTGGCGCTCTTTCTCAGCGCACTGACGGGGGACCAACACAAGGTGCTAGATACATTCCAGGACTCCCATACGGACAAGGACAGCAAACCTACTCAAACCAAGTAGCAGCACCAATGGCTGGCAACAGCATGGGCGCTAACGCTATGGGCAATTCAGGATTAGTTCAGATGGAAATGCCAACAGAGTTAATGGCTGCTACTACACGTCCTAATGAACCTATTTCATCTGGTGTAGATATTGGTGAAGGACCAGGAAGTGAAGTAATGAACCTTCCTACAACTACTGAACCAATTTCTGTAACTATGCGTAAGATTGCACAGTTTGACCCAACTGGAGAAGCCGAACTTATTTATTCAACCCTTGCTGAATATGGGTACTAATGGCCCGCATAAATCCAGTTGTAGGAGAAGTTAATCCTGCTGTTTATAATGCTGCAAATAATGCTAACCTTTCACCTCAGCAAAGACTTGCCGTTGAACAGTTGGCTTACACTGTTAAAAAAGCAAAAGAACTTCGTGCTCTTAAAGCAGATGATGCTAAGCGTGAGTTTCAAGCCTTAACAGAAGAAGCCCAAGCAAACATTAAGGCTCTTTACCCAACCGCTAAGTTTACTCAAGAAGACCCAAGTCTACTTCAACGTAGTCTTGGAATTGCTGGCAAAGTTCTTAAACTTGGTGGAAGTCCAATTATTGGAACGCTTCAAAGTGCTATCGCATGGGGTAAAACTATTAACACTCCTTATGTTGCAGGACGACAAATCGCCCAAGGCGCTGACCCAGCATTGGCTCCCATTGCAGTAACTGGTGGTTTATCGGCTTTTGGTGGTCCTGTTGGACCCGCTATTGCTGCTGCTAATCTTGCAATAAACAAACCGTTTAAAGGTACTGTTTGGGATGATGCATACAATGGTCGCGATGCCTGGGACAAAGGAGCAGTACAGGCTGTTGAAGCACGCTACGGCAAAGAGAATGTTTTTGTAGCAAAGGGTTTACTATCTGGTAAAACTCCTGGCGAAATTGTTGAATCCTATGGTAAGCCAGACCCAAAGATTCTTAACGCTATTACATATGCTTTTGATAATCAAAAAGAATTTGCTCAGATTATTTTTGATACAAAGGCTGCTGGTATTTCACCAGGTCGTGATTTATATCGTAAAATTTACACAGCAAATCAGGCTAACAGTGGAAACTTAAATTCACGTGTACTTTCTGGTAAGTATCAGACTGGTGTAACTGGAACAATTGACACAATTTATCAAATTGTTGTAGACCCACTAACATATATGACTGGTGGCGCAAGCAAGATTGCTACTTTTTCAACTAAAGGCCAACGCCTTGCTGATAATATTATGCAAGAAGCAAAAAAAGGTAACTTTAAGGGTAGTGTAAAGCAGGCATTTGAAGACCCTAGCGTTAAAACTTTATGGGATGAGGGCGTAGGTCCTGCAATTAGAAAGTTTGCTGAAGCAAAAAAGGGTTCTATTGAAAGGTCTAGCGCTTATCGCGAGTTAGTTCAGAACTATCCTGGCTTTAGTAACTTTGAAGTTGTAACAACACTGGCGAGTAAAGAAGTTTTTGATTCAAAAACTGCTGAAAACTTTTTTGGCGAGATTCAAAATGTTGGAATCTTGCTAAATGGCCGCGTTGATGGCATTACATTTATGCGCAATGGTATTCCAACTGCACAATCAGAGCGCCACATCAGCATGGGTATTGCTAAACTTGCAGATGCAATTATGAATCCTAATGCTGCTAATGCAAAGACATCAGTTGGATTAGCCAGTGCACAGAATAAAGGTTTAGATGCTGTAAGCATTCTTAGAACCGCTGGTGCTGACATTGATAAAGGTGTTAACGTTGCTGGAATTCAACGCTTTGATGAAATTGACAAAGATATTAAGCGTGCACGCCGTATCGGTGAAATTTTTGGTAAGGCTGCAAGCCGTAACCCTGCTGGTACACAGATTCTTCTTGGAGAAGATGCTGTTAAAACAGCAGAAAACTTCCGTCTTGTAGCACGACAGGTATTTACCCGTGATGTTGCAGACTTTGTGACATTCCATTTCTTGGACTCACAGGCTGATGAGCAGGTTATTATTATTCGTAACCTATACGCAGCAATTATGCACCGTTATGGTCTACATGGCACAGCCGAAGGCCGTAAGATTATGGAAGAAATCCTTAATAGGACTTTTAACAATCGTTCTGGTATGACTACTACTTCTAGAACAGAAGTGCCTACAGATTTTATTGATGATATTAGCCCACACGTTGTTCGTATTGAAAATGATTCCCCTATTCTTAATGCCCGTGGAATTGTGCAGCCTAGCCAGGTAGCGCAAGGTATTGGTGCTCTGCCATATGAGCAGATTATTCAGGTTGCTGCGTCTACACGCCGCAAGAACTCTATTCCAGCCATTTTTGATGGTGCTACACGCAACAAGTATGTCTCTGAGTTTGTAAACTTCTGGACAATTCTTACACTGTTTCCGCGTTTAGGTATTCGTTCTGCTATTGATGAAGCGTTTATGTACGCCCTTAATGCACCACTACTTGACCTACTTTCACTACGAAAGATTAGAGATGTTCAAGAGTTTAAGAATGTAGCCACAGCACTTACTGGTTCTAAGTCTTCTGTTGGCCCTATTCGTAGTGCTATTAATATATTATTTCGTAAGGGTGGTCCAGAAGGAACGCTTACTGTTGCAGAACGTTCTCAGATTGCTGCTGACCTTGCGATTGATAAAAAGATTCCAATTGAAGAAGTAACACACATGATGATTCGTGAAGAAACCATTAGACGTGTATATAGTGCCTTTGGTGTGGATGAATCAATTACACAGTTTAAGTGGCTTAAGGATGCATTTATTCACCACCCAGATGTAATCAACTCAATGGCTGCATCAGTTTCTGCTCGAACATCCCTTGGTGGTAAGTTCGATAAGGATATTATTGATGCTATATTTACACCATCTACTCTTTCTTCAGCACTAGAAGAAGTTGGGGTTAAGACTGGCCGTAAGTTCCGTGCATTATCCACAGAGGAACTTCGCCGTACTAATGATAAGTACTTAACTCTTGCTCACTTTGATACCTGGTATCGCCAGTTTGCTGTAAATAAGTATTCACTTAAAAGCGAAAAACAATCAGTAGACCCAGCAACAGTGTTCTTTGATAACAATGGTTTAAGAACTGCTAAAGACTTTGCTACTGCTAGAACTAATATGCTTAAGGCTCTTGGAGTCAACTATGACTTTACTACTCGCCAGTTTACAGTAGACCCAAAGCGTACAGCGATTGTTAGAGAGTTTCTATCCTTGTTTGGTGATTCAGTTCACTACACACAACGTGGTATTCCAGATGCAGAAATTGCACGTATCCACGTAGAAACAATGTTGCTAGATATGCGCAACACTTTCCATGGTGGACCTAAATCTTTTAATGAAGATTTATTTAATCTAATGGTTGCTAAGCATAACGACCTTGTTGCCTATGAAATGCGCGAGGGTAAAACAATTGCTGGCAAGTGGTCAAAGGTTGCTAGTAGAACATCATTTGATGAGTTTGAAAAGGCTACTGTTGGTAAGCAACCAACTGGTGAAATTAATACCAACATTGAGTTTGAAGAGTTTCTTGATAAGGCTGACCTAGAATCTGCATGGGGCAAGTTTGGTAATGCGATTATGGAAAGAATGGACCGTCAAGTAAATGGTTTATTCCGTCAACCTGCAGTTCTTACAACCTATGCTCGTCTTCGTGATGGATATGAAGGGTTACAAAAAGAGTTTGCAAGTAAGTTACTTCAAGAGGAAGTTACTAACAACCCAAGTCTTTTAACAAATGATAAGGCACTTGCTAAAGTTACTAAAGAAATAGATGACATTGCGGCAAAAAGATTTACAGAACTTGCCATGGATGATGCATCTAATATGATTCTTAAGTATGTAGATAATCCTGCAATTCGTTCTAACTTTGCATTATCTACACGCACAGTAGCACGTTTCTATCGTGCAACTGAAGACTTCTGGAGACGCTACTACCGCTTAATGCGTGAGAAGCCACTACAAGTTATCTATCGTATGCGCCTAGCGCATCAAGGACTATCTGCCCGTGGTGAAGTTTATGAAGATGACCAGGGTGAGCCATACGTAGTACTACCAACCGATACAATTATCAACACAGCGGTTGAACCAGTAGTACGTCAATTTACTGGTGGAGCATTTAAGGTTCCACAGTTTAATGATGTTACTCTTAAACTGCGTTTAATTAACCCATCCTTTGCTCCCGATGCAGGACAACCATCACTATCTGGTCCAGTTGCAGCCATATCATTCCTTGGTATTAAGGGTATGTTGGGCTACATTCCAGGCAAGTTGGGCGAAAGGGCTACTAACTTTGCCAATGATTATGATACTTGGGCACTAGGTAATCTTGGCGATAACATGACTTTGCGCAAAGCGCTTATGCCATTGTTCTTGCAGAATCTAGAAACTATTGGCCGTGGTGCTACAGCCCGTGCAATTGATATTGATGAGATGAATCGTCAAGAAACAACTGCTGCGTTTCAGGCTATTGCTTACATAAAAGCATTTGGTGATGAAAGCATTCAACTACCTGCTAATGCAACAGATGTACAAAAGGCTGAATACTTAAAGACCGTTAAAATTGCAGCACATAACGTGCTTGCAGCCCGTGCTTTCTTTGGAATGCTTAGCCCTATTTCTCCCACATTACGTGAGAGCAAGGGTGTTCCAGATTATATTAAAAGCACTGGTGTAACTAATATGCGTGCTCAGTTTTATGACATCCTTGCTGGTATATCAAAGACGGAAGGTGACTTCCTAACAGACCCATATGAGTTGGCCGTTGCTACATTTATTGGCAAGAATCCACGCAAGATTATTTATACTGTCTCTCGTAATGAAAAGGCTACAAAGATAGCAATTCAAAAGACTGATACTATGTATAAGTGGGCACGTAATAACGAGTCATTTCTTAAGACTTATGGTGAAGCAGCGTATATCTTTGGTCCACAAACTGGAGATTACACAGCAGATTCATACACTTGGTTAGAGGCGCAAGGATTAATTAAACTACCTACTCTTGAAAAGTATCTTGACAATGTATCCATTGCTCAGGCTAAGCAAGCATACTTTGATATTGAGCGTGACCAACGCGATTTGCTTGCTAGAACAGCAGCACCTGAAACCCGTAAAGGAATTATTGAGCAAGCAACCGCTAGACGCAATGCGTTAAAGGCTGGATATCCATTACTACGAACAGCCCTTGAGACTGGTGGCTTTGAAGTATCAACAGAAAGAAACATTCTTTCTTCTATTGACCAAGCCATTACTGATAAGTCAACACCAATATCACCTCAAGTTCGCAAAAACATGGGAACTGTTACATCACTTATACGTGAGTTTATTTCATTTTCAGAAGACCCAGAAAGCAGACGCATCTGGAACTTTACAGAAATGAAGCGTAATAAAAAAGCGCAAATTGAACAAATTCTAAATGATTTAATTCAATTAGACCCAGCAATGAGAGAGGCTAATAGAGCAGTGTTTGCACCCATCTTAGGTTTCTACTCTCGTGACACATACACAACGGAGGTTCGATAGTGGCATCACCAGAAGTTTCTGCTGCCAATCAAGGAACAGTAGGTAGAAAGCCACCTGTTAATCAAACCCTCAAAGATATGACCGAGGATTTTGGTGCTAATGGTTACTATCAAATTGTTCAACGTGGTAACGAATGGATTCTTAATGGAACTGAAAACTCCCCTATTCCTGGACAAGTATATCTTTACATTAACCCAAAGGGCGATTATCAAGTTCTTGGTGCTGAAGCAGTTCGCTCTAAATATATTGCTGAGGCTAGGGCTGGCAAAGGTATAGAATATTTGCGTAAGCGTCTTTATGATGCTGACTATATGCAAAAATCAGAGTTTGAATCTAAAGATGAAACTGCTTTAGCAGTTGCTATTACTAAAGCCGCAAGCAAAATTTCAGTAGAATCGGTAATGAACTTCCAGGATAGTGGAATATTAATTACTCAAGGCTTTGACAAACTGCTTAACAAATATGTTGGTATTGGTCGTGGAGAAGGCCGTGATGGTTCTGGTCTTAACCTAACTAGTAAGACACAGGCAGACCAAGAGATTGATGATTACTTCTTTTTAATGCTTGGCCGTAGGGCTACGGCTGCAGAAAAGAAGTCATACTATGACCAAGTAAACAAAGAAGAAAAGGCTGCACTAGTTAAGCAGACTACTACTGCTGGTGGTAAGACTACTACTGTTGGTGAGTATCTTGATGCTGATGATTACTCTCGCATTAAGGCTATGGTTATTAAGCCTGCTATTAAGGGTACAGACCTAGAAGGTTTAACAAAGAACAATGGTCAAGTAGCACAAAGTGTTCAAGAGATTAAAGAGTATGCATCTTCCTTTGGTATCAAGTTAGATACAAAGCAAGCCCTTGATAAGGTAATGGGAGTCTTCACTCCTAGTGGCAAGACTGATTTAGATTCTGCCAAGAATACTATTAAGAGTATGGCTAAGGGTTTTTACGGAAACATATCTGGGTTAATTGATGAAGGTGTTAAGCCTTCTGACATTGCTAATCAGTATGCCTTTTATAAAGGCAGACTACTTGGTTTACCAGATAATGCAATTAGTATTTTTGATGAAGATATTCAAGCAGCCCTATCAAATAGGGATGCATCAGGAGCGCAAAAGGCTGGAGTTATGAGTATCAGAGATTACGAGAAACTACTGCGCACCAGCCCTAAGACAAAAGAAGCGTGGCTTAAGTCACCAGGTGCTAGAGAAGAAGCATCAGGATATGCACTTGAGATTCTACGCTCCTTTGGATTGATGGCATAATGGCAAGAATAAACGAATCCTTTTCTAGTCTTCGACCTGTAGTAGATGAGCAAACTAAGGCTGCTGCTATGCGTGCAGCAACTGCTGCTGTACCTGCTGCACAAAAGGCTATTGCTAAAACCCCTGATGAACTTTTGCTTGATAGAGTAAATGCACAGATTGCTAAAACCCAAACAAGTATTTCTAATCTGGAAAATACAGCAGCAGAAATTGGTGCTATCAACCCAGATGCTATGAAAAAAATGAAGGGTGAAACCAATACAGCATTTAACGAAAGAGTAACTGCTGCCTACAAAGCACAAGAGCAACCAACACTTACAGATGAGCAAGTAGCCCAGGGCTTTACAGTTCAGTTTGTTCGTACTGGTGCAGGCGGTAAAGGCGAGTATCGCGTTATTCGTCCAATGGGATTTAATGCAGCAGGTAGTTCTACTGCTGTTACTCCAACAAATGTTAACCCTACCTCACAGGTTACTAGTCAAACCACATCACCTGATGCAACATTAGTATCTACTGAAACAGATGCTTACGGAAATGTAATTGGGTTTTACTCTGATGGCACACAAAAAACTCTTGTTGCCTCTGGCAATAAGTACAAGTCAACAGTAGATGTAGATGCATACACATTGCTTGAAAGTACCTTTAAGGATTATGGACTAGAAGAACTAGTGCCAGAAATTAAACGCTTTATGGAAGAAGGACTTGGTGCTAACCAAGCATCAGTAGAACTTCGTAAGACTACTTCTTACATTAACCGTTTCCGTGGTAATGAGATTCGCCGTGCTGCTGGACTTAACGTAATAGATGAAGCAACCTATCTACAACTAGAAGATTCTTATAATGAAACCCTACGCGCCTTTGGTTTACAGGGTTACTTTGGAGCAGACCGCAAGGTGTCTCAGTCTAGAATGGCTGACATCATTGGCAATGATATTTCTGCTGCAGAGTTTAAGGATAGAATTGATACAGTAGTAACTAGGGTCAATAACTCTGACCCTAACATTAAGGCTACTCTTAAGTCATTCTATGGTATTCAAGATGATGATTTAGTTAAGTACTTTCTTAACCCTAAAGAAAATCTACCTAAGTTACAGGAGAAGGTTCTATCTGCTGAGATTGGCAATGAAGCCTTAAAGCAGAATCTACTAACAGATGTAACCAGCGCTACAGCGCTTGCCAAGTTGGGCATTACTCAGGAGCAAGCCCGTGAGGGTTACCAAGGTATTGCCAATGTTCTACCAACTGGAACAAAACTTGGTCAGATTTATGGTGAAGAAGGAATTAACTACACACAAAAAACAGCAGAGGAAGAAGTCTTTGGACAACTTGAATCTGCAAAGCGCAAGCGACTACGACTAGCCGAAAAAGAAGTAGGCTCATTTGGTGGTGCATCAGGCTTAGCCCGTGGCGCACTAGGTAGCGGTAACTCCAGCGCATTCTAAATTCCCTAGACGGACCAACCAGCCCCGTCAGGCGTAAAAGTCTGGTAGCAGAAGCCAATCAAATATCCCCTTATCTGACTGAGGTCTGCGACAACTACTAATGAAGGGTGATGTTGCATGAGCAACGAACAATACTGGGAAAACGATAACGAAAGTCTAGAGAACGAATTAAACCGTTCTCAATTCTCGAATGGCGATGATGGTATCGCTAACCTACGCAAAGCCAAACGAGCAGATGAAAAGCGCATTAAGGAACTAGAAGAACAACTAGCGAAATTCTCTAGGGAATCTAATGAGCGAACCGTTAAAGAAATCCTCGAATCAAAGGGAGTAAATGTTAAGGCTGCCCGCCTTGTCCTTAAGGACTTAGACACTATCAACGCAGACGCAGTTTCAAACTGGCTCGTTGAGAATGGTGACTTAATTGGGTACACGCCAAATCAAGAAAAGCCAGTTGATACAGAAAACATACGTGCTTTACAGCAACAGGATTCTGTAACTCAAACGGCTGACACTCCCGCTTATTCAGAAGACATTGCGCGATTAATTGCAAATGCCTCATCTGAGGAAGAAATCATATCCATTCTCAGCGGTCAATAAAAACCGCACACTAATTAGAAAGGGGATATCGCCAAATGGCCGATGTCTTTTCAACTTCAACCTCTGGGTTAGGTTCCAATCTCGTAACGTTGGCATACGACAAGTTAATTGAAATCAACTTGCGTTCAGTGCCACAGTTCCGTGCAATCGCGGACAAGAAGATGGGAAACCCAACTCACAATGGTTCTTCAATCCGTTTCCAATTCCACAACGATATTGCTGACACCTCAATTGCAGGTGCAACACTAGATGAGACTACTGACCCAGATGCAGTAGCGCTACCAGCAACTACAACACTAGATGTCGCACAGACAGAACTAGGTCGCGTAGTACTTCCAACACGCAAGTTGTCACTTTTGTCACTTGCTGACGTTGACCCATGGATTGCAAACGCAGTTTCATACAACATGGCAGTAACACTAGACAATGGTATTGCTGCTGTTCTAGATGCAGGTACAAACGTTATCCGTGAGGCTGGCGGAGCACTATCAACATCTGCTGCTCGTACATCTGTTGCTTCAACAGACACATTCAAGGGCCGTGACGTACGCTTTGCTGTAACAAAGTTACGCGCTGCTAACGTTGTAACTCGTGGCGGAATGTATGTTTCATACATCCACCCAGAAGTTTCACACGACCTACGCACAGAGACAGGTAACAACATCTGGCGTACACCACACGAGTACCAGAATGTTGGTCCTCTACTTGCTGGTGAACTTGGCGCATGGGAAGGTGTTCGCTTCATTGAGACACCTCGCATGACAACCAACATGGGTGGAGCAGACCAGACAGCACTTGCTACTGCACCTGCAGTAAGCGGCGCATCTGGCGCATTCACAATCGTAGTAGCAAACGGCGCATTCGGTGGCCTCGCTGAGGTTGGAGATAAAATCTCTGGCACTAACGTTGGCACTTCTGCAAAGATTACTGCTATCTCAGTTGGTGCAACAAACACAACACTTACAGTGTCTGTTGCTAACTCAGGAACTGTTGGAACAAACACACTAACAGTTACTCCAGTAACACGCGTTTTCAACACTTACGTACTAGGACAGCAAGCACTTGCTGAAGCAGTATGGAAGGAACCAGGTATTGAATTTGGTAACGTTGTAGACAAGTTGAACCGTTTCCGCCCAGTCGGCTGGCACGGAATTATCAACTGGTCTATCTACCGTCCAGAGGCTCTATACCGCGTTGAAACAGCATCGTCTGTTCGCGTCTAATAAGTAATTAGATGGGTGGGGCAGGGGGCAACCCCTGCTCTATCCATAAAACGGCTTAGGAGGCTACATGGCATACAGATTTACAACACCTACAGTAAGCGAAGGCCCTGCTGGTGAAGGTCGTTTGTTTGAAAGATTCAGACTTGTAAGAGGTATTACAGTCTTGAAGATAGATGGCGAGTATTATGAAATTCGCTTTCCATCTCAGGAGGAAACACAAGCAGCAGAGATTGCTTACATTGGCGGATACTCCTACGAAGTAAGCGAAGCAGAAAAAGCCAGCCTTGAGGCTGCAGGTTATACAGTGGAGACAGTGTGAGACATAGATTAGACCATCCAGAAGATGTTGAAGGTTGCTTCGGA